GAGAGGGCTAGGAGTTGTCATGGTAGCATAACTGGAGCGGGGTGCGCAAGGGGTTAGCTTTACTGGTGCTACATCATTTTTCTACTATCAGTAAGACTGGGAAGGGGGGTGCTCGCGGAGTTAGTGTGTGGAATTAGTGGGGTGATATTGTGTGCGAAAAGTTATGATAACGGCTAAGTTGTTGATTTGATTGGATTGTTCCTCGCGTTCCTCCAGTTCCCGCCAAAGAGTAGGAAGATGCCCCAGACCCCCCCTTAGCCATGTAAAACAAAATAAATAAGTAGGGTTAATACTAATCTAAGAAACTTTCTTAAAAGAGAGAGAGATACAGGAACACAAGGAACGAAGTCGGGCGGGCTGCTGGCGTGCCACCCCTGCCCATCCTCGCGGACTCTAGGGGACCGGATGTCGGCGCTACCCAAAGTTAGTAACCTTACTAACTTTCTCTGCGCAGTGCGTGGAGGTAGCGCAGCGTCGATGTGCGGGCTCGCGTACAGGCGTGGCGTGGGGCCTCGCGTGCTGGCGTGCCACTCGCGTACTCTTGACATCCGGTCCCGAGCAGGCGCAAAAAAAACCCCGCAGGGCGTATACCCTGCGGGGCTGCGATCACTTACGATGCTTGCGCAAGAGCGCGATCATTTCAAGTCCGGCGTTTTGGAACCGATCAACATCCACGACGTCAACCACCGTTGTCGCTTTGTTTATCAAGTCCTGAATCCAGACCAAAGGGTCAGCGCTTGGCTCAATCTTTTCCTCGGCCTTCTTTTCCTTCTTGGTCCGGACCTTGTCCGGGTTCTGGACTCGGTCAACATATCGGCGTACCAAGCCGAAGATACTACCGACTTGCTGTTGCCAGTACTTACGGGTCTGGCTCAGGACCTTATCATCGGCTTCACGCAATGCTTCCCGTGACATGCCGAGCAATTCTCCGACAGTGTAGGTGTCGCCTCCAAATTTCATCGGCTTGACGGATGCCGACAATGCTTCCGTGATCATCTTCTCGATAGTCTCAATCAGACTATCATCCTGCGAAGGATTCGGCTCATCCTTCGTACCCTTCGTCAGGGCTTCGACCCGGGCGCCGGCTATGTAAAGGGCCTTACCGGCTTTGCTCCAACGATCGCGAGCCGTGTTCTCGGCATTAACAGCAGAAGCAACGACAGTGCCGCATTGCTCAGCAACAGCAGCGGCGACAACAGACAACTTCAATTGCATATCATCCTCTTTCGGGTTTATGGTTCACACTATTGTGCCCCATACTCTAGGGTAACGCGTGTTTTTCCGGTTAGTAAGGTTACTAACCCACCCACACCGGACCCCCCTTGTATGCTTTGGGACTCCGCCGCCGCGCTTCGCGCTGTGTTCCGCACAAACAAGCCCTACAAACCCTCGTAACAGCGGTATTAGGAACGTAATTCGATACGAATTAGGCTACGGCAATAAAAAATAAATCCCGCCAGCGGACCCCCACCCCTGCCAATATAGAAACACCCCCGGGTAGGAGTCCCTACCTCCCCTTGCAGGCGTAGATTTTTCGCGTTACATTCCGCCCACCGAAGATCTGCTTCGTGCTGCCATGATTCAATGCCCTGTTGACGAGTACGTTCCGCTGCCGACGAAGTCTGGCTCCCAGTCTGCCAAGCTCTGCTACGCGGAAATCAAAGCCAAGGCACGCGCTGCAGTGAACGCAGCCAACCTGCTGGACATCGTGGGGTACAAAGACGAGCCCGAGGATATGGAGTTCGTCCAAGCCATCACGCACAACGCGCTGCGTCGATCGGCCCAAGGCAAGGAGGTGCCCTCTGAAGAGGTCAACGCGGCCATCAGCACCCCTGCCAGTGCGCTGTTCGTTGAAAGAATCCTGACTGCCTATGACATGGAGGTGGTAAAGGACGCCAAGCGCCTGCGACACTTCGTCACGAACAAGCTCATCGTAGAGACCGAAAACGTCGATGCACGCATCCGCATGCGTGCCCTGGAACTGCTAGGCAAGGTCAGTGACGTGGGGCTGTTCACCGAGCGCACTGAGATCACCGTCAACAACCGCAGCACCGTGGAGTTGGAGACCTCCCTGCGGGACAAGCTGCGCAAGCTGATGGACGTGTCAGGTGCCGAAGACGCCAAGATCATCGCTCCGCCAATCACGCTCGATACCCCCATCAGTGCCAAAGCCATGCTGGCTGGCTCCTGACTGTGCAGCTTCTCACCGAAATCGAGATCGAGGCCCTGGCTGCCAACATCAGCCAGTTCAGCCCTGAGGAACAGAGCCAGATCGCCGTCATCATCGATGAGCTTGAGCGCAGGAGGCAGGCCAAACTCTGCCAAGACAGTCTGATCGAGTTCTGCAAGCACATGGACCCGACCTACGTCGTGGCTCCACACCACAAAAAGCTGGCTGAACTGCTGACCCAGATCGCTTTCGGACACAAAGACCGCATCGCGGTGTCCATCCCGCCCCGCCACGGCAAATCGCACCTCGTTAGTACCCTGTTCCCAGCATGGTTTTTAGGCAAATTTCCGGGCAAAAAGGTGCTGATGGTCTCCCATACGGGCGATTTGGCCGTCGATTTTGGTCGAAAAGTGCGAAATATCATCGCAGACCCACGGTACGCATCGATCTTCCCCGGAATCACCCTCGCTGCTGACTCAAAAAGCGCTGGTAGATGGTCAACGAATCACGGAGGGGAGTATTTCGCCACTGGTGTGGGTGCTGCACTGGCTGGACGGGGCGCTGACCTGCTATTGGTGGACGATCCGCACTCGGAACAGGACCTTTTGGCGGGTAATTTCGAGGAACTGGAGAAAACCTATCAATGGTTTGCCTTTGGTGCCCGTACACGCTTGATGTCAGGTGGTCGGATAGCGGTAATTCATACCCGGTGGCACCAAGACGACCTCATTGGGCACCTGATAAAAGATGGTGCTAATAACCCCAGGGCAGACCAATACGAAGTGTTTGAATTCCCTGCCATTATGACGGTGAAAAAGCCTACCGACGATGGTGAAGAGGTTGCCGAGAAAGCACTTTGGCCTGAGAAATTCGACCTAGAAGCGCTTGAGCGTACCAAAGCATCAATGCCTGCGTTCCAGTGGAACGCGCAGTACATGCAGAACCCCACCGGGGAGCAGGGTGCGATCATCCAGCGCGATTGGTGGAAGCCGTGGAAGAAGGACGACCCACCATCCTGCGAATACATCATCATGGCCCTGGACGCAGCGGCGGAAAAAAACAACCGCGCTGACTTCACAGCCTTGCTGACCTTCGGTGTGTTCAGTGACGATGACCTGACAGACGGTGCCTCGCACATCATTCTGCTGAACGCTATAAACACCCGCGTCGAGTTCCCAGAACTCAAAGATCTTGCCATCCGTGAGTGGAAAGAGTGGGACCCCGATGCGTTCATCGTGGAAAAGAAATCCAGCGGCACGCCACTGTTTCAGGAGCTTCGGCGCATGGGCATCCCCGTGCAGGAGTTCACCCCACACCGGGGCACCGGGGACAAGATCGCCCGTCTGAACGCCGTGTCTGACATCCTGCGCTCAGGGATGGTCTGGTATCCTGAAGGACGCCGTTGGGCTGAGGAAGTGATCGAGCAGTCTGTCGCGTTCCCCTACGGGTCGCATGACGACATGGTGGACTGCCTGAGCATGGTGCTGGCAAGATACCGGCAGGGCGGGTTCATCAGACTGCCAACGGACTACCGGGACGAACCGTCCTATCGCAACCGCGTTACGTATTATTGACATTGAAATAAAAGGCAGTAAATCATGGCAACGAACTTCGACCCCGCGATGATGCCCCTTGACACTGCCCTCATGGGCGATGAGCCCGCCATCGAGATCGAGATCGAGAACCCTGATGCTGTCAGCATCGGCATCGACGGGGTTGAGATTGAACTGATGCCGGAACCTGAGACTGCGGGCACATTTGACGCAAATCTTGCGGAGTACATGGACGACGGGGAGCTTCAAACCCTGGCTTCTGAGTTGATTGACCTCGTAGATGCGGACATCAACAGTCGCAAAGACTGGACAGATATGTTTGTCAAGGGTCTAGAGGTCCTTGGCATGAAGTACGAGGAGCGTACTGAGCCCTGGAACGGGGCTTGTGGGGTGTATTCGCCTCTTTTGACTGAAGCCGCGATCCGTTTCCAGTCGGAAATGATTACCGAGACCTTCCCGGCGCAAGGTCCGGTGAAAACTCAGATCATCGGAGCGGTTGACCGACTGAAAGAAGAGGCAGCAGAGCGGGTTCGTGATGACATGAACTACATGCTGACCGAGCGGATGATTGACTACAGGTCCGAACATGAGCGGATGCTGTACTCCCTCGGCCTTTCTGGTGCTGCTTTCAAGAAGATCTACCCGAACCCCAGTACTGAGCTGCCTGCTGCTCCGTTTGTCCCGGCTGAAGACCTTGTGATGCCCTACGGGGCGTCAAACGTGTACACAGCAGAGCGTGTGACTCATGTCATGCGCAAAACTGAAAACGAGATCAAGAAACTACAGGTAGCAGGTTTCTACAAAGACGTAGAACTGGGTGAACCTGTCAGGTTCTTTACTGACATTGAGAAGAAAAAGGCCGAGGAGCAAGGGTATACCCTTACCGACGATGATCGGTATCAGGTATTGGAGATCCACGTAGACTGGGACATGCCGGGGTACGAAGATGAAGTTCCTTTGCCGTATGTGGTCACGGTTGAAAGAGGAACCAACACCGTCCTGGCCATCCGAAGGAACTGGGAAGAAGGAGACGACAAGAAACTCAAGCGACAACACTTCGTCCAGTACACGTACATCCCCGGGTTCGGGGCCTACGGACTTGGGTACATCCACCTTATTGGTGGTTATGCTCGCGCTGGCACTTCCATCATCCGACAACTGGTGGATGCTGGCACCCTGTCAAATTTGCCGGGTGGCTTGAAGTCTCGCGGCCTGAGGATCAAGGGCGACGACACGCCTATCGCTCCGGGCGAGTTCAGGGATGTGGATATTCCTTCGGGGAGTGTGCGTGACAACATCATGCCGCTTCCGTACAAGGAGCCGAGTCAAGTTCTTGCTGCTTTGCTCCAGTCAATTACTGAAGACGGACGGAGGCTTGCGTCGGTAGCGGACCTCAAGGTCAGCGATATGAGCGCCCAGGCTCCTGTTGGGACAACGCTGGCAATTTTGGAGCGACAACTGAAAACCATGTCGGCGGTGCAAGCCCGCGTTCATGCATCTCTCCGCATGGAGTTCAAGCTCCTCAAGGGCATCATTCGGGATTTCCTGCCTGCGGACTATTCCTACACGCCGGAGGGTGGTGATCGGTCGGTCAAGCAATCTGACTACGACCTTGTTGAAGTGATTCCGGTCAGTGATCCCAACGCCGCCACGATGGCGCAGCGGATCATGCAGTACCAAGCTGCACTGCAACTGGCTCAAGGTGCCCCGCAGATTTACGACCTTCCTCAACTTCACCGGCAGATGCTTGAGGTGTTGGGTATCAAGAACGCAGAGAAGTTGGTCCCGGTTGAAGACGATCAGAAACCGCGTGACCCTGTGTCAGAGAACATGAGTTTTCTGACTGGTAAACCCACCAAGGCGTTCATCTATCAGGACCACAAGGCGCACCTTACAACGCATATGTCAATGTTGCAAGACCCGGCGATCATGGGGATGATGGGGCAGACCCCGATGGCTCAACAGATGCAAGGGGCGATCATGGCCCACGTTGCCGAACACATGGCGTTTGCCTACCGGCAACAGATCGAAGAGCAGCTTGGCGTCCCAATGACCGCGCCGGATCAGGAATTGGATGAGCAGACTGAAGTTCAGTTGTCTCGTCTGGTTGCTCAAGCAGGGCAGCAGTTGCTTCAAAGCAACATACAAAAGGCCCAGCAACAACAAGCCCAGCAACAGGCACAAGACCCTGCATTGCAAATGGCTCAAGCTGAACTGCAACTCAAGCAAGCCGAGATGCAACGCAAGGCGCAGAACGACCAGATGGACTTCCAAATCGCGCAGCAAAAGTTGCAACTTGAAGCGCAACGTCTACAACTTGAGGCCCAGAAGAATCAGGGCGAAGACCCCCGGCTAAAGGCCATGAGGTCGC